AGCAAGAGGGAGTATCAGTACAGTCACGTTGACAAACTCTGGTACGGGATACACAAAGCCTCCAAAGGTGACTGTGCAAGGCGGCTTGTCAGGCAAGGTTCAGGCAACAATCTCAAACGACGGAACGCTGTCTGGTCTGTGGATTTTGAACCCCGGTCACGGCTACACCAGCGGTACCCTTTCTATTGAAGCACCGAATCGTTCCGGTGGCGTGCAAGCAACTGGGACCTTTACAGCAACATCTTTGACCCAAGACACAGCACTGGCTCCAACCTTCCGCTATCGAAGTGGTTTTTACGAATTACCTAACGACAGCAACGCAAAGGACGGTGGAACTGACCAAAGCAGAAGCATCGCGTTGTCTTATGAACCTCAGGAATCTACGAACGAGGTCAGCGTAAGGACTTATTACAACGGCTCGCAAGTACCTCGACCAAACTTAGTTTCTAGGGATAGGGGCGATGGCTTTCGGCATAGTGTCGTAGACCCAGCAGCTAGGCTTAACCTTGGTCAAGAGGAAGACTACTCTCCAGACACCGGGGTTGCTGTTGCTAAATACAGCGGCAAGAGCATGGACGACATGAAAAGCTCAGACCGGCATGTTGCAGTCGGATTAAACGGAGCCCGAGGGAATGGCGAAGAAGTTGTGTTTTACAAGTTGGACGTTTACGGAGTCGGTGAGTAATGTCTTTCCAAAGTCAACACGGTTCTATAGCTGCCGAGCTTCGCAAGCTTGGAGTGTCTGTTGATACAGCCACAAGACTAGCTACGATACTGGGCAATCCAAATCAAGAGACTCGATCTGGGCCGCAAGTCCAAGACCTAACACCTAAAGCGTTGCGTTACGTTGATAGCCAAACAAGAAAGTTGCAGCTTTCTAACTTAGACTTTAACGAGGGTGACCCTGACTTTAGAAGATCTCATGTGAGGCCGGGGCAAGAGGCTGTAAGACCAACTCAGATAAGTTCTGTGCAAAGCTCAGTAGCTCCTCAAGCATCAAGTGCAAGCCTTGGTGTTTCCTCAGGAAATTTCACTTCGGTTAAGTCCCAAGGAGATTCTGTTCAAGTCGGCCTTAACATAAAAGGCAAAGGCAACTTGATGGCAATGAATCAAGGTGGAGACCAGCTGCTTGGCAAAAACCTTCGCGTTGACGCACAGTCTCTGCAGGAATCTGGATTGTCTGCCTCGTTGGAGAACTACGGAAATGAAATGGCTATTAAAATGGGAGTTGACCTTCCAAAGTTATCCGAGGCTATAAGTGGTTCTAATCCTACCAGTGTGCCAAGCCCTGTACCACCAGGAGATGAACCGGGACCTGTACCGGGGCCAAGCGACAATCCGTGCGACACCAAATCAGACAGGACAACTGTAGTTACAGGAGTTTCTTGCGTCAACGGAAACCTTGTTGTTACTACAGGAACAATCCCAGTACCAAGTTGTAGCTAGAGATGCCAACAATAAACCTTGGCCCGTGCGCTTGTTGCGGTGCCGTAGATCCTTGTGCTTCAGTTACGTGTCCTTCAGACGACGTGTGCCTAGAAGGTACATGCTTCCCGCTTCAAGCCTTCTATTGTTGTTACGATGAGACTCCACCTGCGGATGTTTCGTTGCTAGCAGACTTCTTAAGAACAGCAGAGTTTAGTTGTCAATTTGGCCCATGCTTCGACGAGAGCTCTTCCACTGGGGGTGGCATAACTTACAATGCACGCAAAGTGAAGGCTGGTCCATTCGTCACAGATATTGAGTGCGATGCTGTTTGCCAGAGATTTACTTGCGCGGGATTGCCAAACTATCAGTGCATCCCTGACCCCAATGGCGAATACCCTACAATGGATGAGTGCCGAGAGGCATGCAGGGATTTAACGGCATGTCAGCCGGGGCGTGCAGCTGATAGCTTTTCTAGCATAGATTTGTCGTCTGGGTTCGCGCCTAATCCGGGCATCGGAAACTTAGGCGATAACTTTATCAGCGTGGTTGTTCAGCTTCCTTATGCAGCTGGGCAGGTCAAACTAGATTACCGAGCCTTCAACATACCAGACCGATTTCAGCTTTGGGGTCCTACCCTCGATGGTCAGAATAACATAATTGCATCGAGAGTAATTAAAGGAGACAGTCAGTATAGGGGCAACGAAAACAGTTTAGGCAGCTGTCCCGATGACCATACAATTAACATCGAAGGTCCGGGTGAAGGCTATATCATCTGGAACAAACCAGAAGCCGCTTGCTACGTAGAGTTAGCCGTTTTTGCTCCGTGTGCCGGAACTGCTTGGGATGCTACTTTGACATTCACGGAGAACAGTGCGCCATGAAGTTACTGCGTTCACATGTCGAAGGAAGGGCGGATGAGAGGGGATACGATCCTGAGTGGATTTTGCCGTGCTTCGTGAAGGATCTCGGTGATGGTTATTGGGAGGTTGATGTTGATCACGAGAGGTACCCAAGAAAAAGAAATATCGCAGTTAATAAGAACGAAGAAGAGCCTGTCGTGGGAGGCCCTGGCACTGAGCTCAAGAAGCTCTTGGCGTTTGCTGGTATTACCAGTAGCCCGAGCTGCAAATGCAACGCTAGGGCGAGGACAATGGACGCAATGGAAGCACAATTTCCCGGCTGGTGCAAGAGGAATATGGAGACAATACTAGGTTGGCTCAAAGAAGAATCGTCCAAGAGAAAACTGCCTTTTATACCTTTTGCTGCAGAACAGGCCGTAAATCTTGCAATCCGGCGTGCGCAAAAAAAGGCGACAAAACACGGGGGGAAGAGGACATAAAATCATGAGGAGAGTTGACAATGATAGGGTTTAATCATCCGGCACTGGCACACCATAGAGACATGGTGAAAGAGACCAATAAGAAGGTCGGTCAAATTCTTGAGGGAAATGCCGAACGCATAGCTCAGCAAAGACGCCACAACCAAAGAATGCTTGGTGATAAGATGGCAGTGGAAGCTGAAGAGCGAATAGCAACAAAGAAGATTGAAGCTGACCGGGAGCAGGAACAGGCTAAAAGAAACCTGCTAAAAGGACTTCTTGACAAAGCAGGTATAGAGGTCGATGTATGAACCTTCTTGGTGGATTGAAACAAAAGCGAAACACCAACGCCGGTCAAGCTGCGTACGGTCGCTCTATGGCTAATAAGGCCAACTTAAATTTAACCAAAGAGCAGAACAAGTCAGACTTTTCTGCCAAACAGTTTGCTGCTGACCAAGACGCGAGGATGAAAGAATCGGGTCTTAAAGGCAAGCGATCAACTGATCACCAAGGTCTTCGTGTGGATCGTGCTGGATTAGCTAGTCGAAAAGCTGTATTTGATCAGCAAATGAAAGACGCCTACGACTTAATAAACCGAAGGAAGAAAGTTAATTTCAAGCAAGCTTTAATAAACCAAGCATCAAGGCATTTCACGTAATGGCATTAGGAACAGACAACAAGCTCAAAAGTTCCTTAGTATCGCCTCTTAAGCCCCGCAAGGCCCCGGCGTTAAAAACTAAGGCAACCCCTGCGTTCTCGCCAATGATAAAGTTGGTAGACCAGGGTGCAGTCGATGACGTAAATAATAATGTGCTCGCTCAAGCCGCCGGTTCTGGGAGAATGGCTTCAGACAGCATGGCAGGTCGAGGAATGTCTGCGGGGAGAGGTCAGCAGTATAGAGCTGATTTAGCCCAAGGATCGGCAGAAGCTGACGCCGCGTTAAAAGCCAATCAAAACAATCAGCAAGCAATGCAGCAAAATAAGTTGAAGCAGCTTGCGTACGATTCAGCAATGAAGCAAGAAGACCTAGCCAACCAAGGACTGTTGCAGCAACTTAGGATGGGCAAGTTTGGTGAAAGCCTTGCCAAACAAGGGTTTGCTCAAGACATGCTTGAAGCAAAACGTCGAGGGCAATTAGCACGCGATCAGATCTACGCCGATTATACGCCATTACTTAAAGGGTTAGCATAGTGAGTAAAGAAATAGACAGCTACGAAGTTGACATTGAGGATCTTCCAAGAAAAGAACTCCTAAAGATGATCCGCAAGATGAAGGCCGGTCGTGTTAGCTCTACAGAGGAAGAGAAAGAAGAAGACATCAAGAAGTCTGAGGAAGAACGCGAAAAGCTCTCTAAGCTTCGCGAAGAGAAGAAGGGCAAAGCGGATAGCCCTAAGGTCGAGAAAGACGACTTGCCAGAAGGCTTTGGCAAGAAGAAAGAAGACGACGAAGATAAAGACGAAGACGACTCAGATAAGGACGACTGATGGCTTCACCAAGTGCTGCCCGTAAAAGACGGATTCTCAACCGTCTTAAAGACGGAACTCGACAGACAAAGCCTGGGCCAAATGCGCCGAGGCCCAGCCGTCTTCGTGGTATGTCTCAAGCAAACCGCAGGTCTGTGCTTCGGATGCAGCTGGACAAAATA